CTGTCCGCCGAACTTTCGGTGGATCGGACTTAACCCTCCGTGAGGGTCTCCAACTAGCTGCAGATAGTTATCTCCAAATAGGTTTTAACATTCTGCCGTTATTATCAGATATAACTTCGATTTTTCGGGTTATATCGCGGACCATTGGGCGTATAAACGACCTGGTGGACCGTCAAGGAAAGCGGCAAGTTAGGCATTTCACCTATACTTGGTATCCTATGCATATTGCAGGTACAAATCTTACCATAACATACGCCCTAAATGAAGGGCAGTTTTCTCAGTACGTACCAACGACTGGGGAAACCGGCGGTTACGCCGGCCATATGTTAGGTATGGAGTTTACTCGCGATGTGCTTGTGGAGAGACCCGCTGTCTTCCACGCTGAGCTCGAGTATAGTTATCACTTAACTCGATTCCAGAACGAGCACGCTCGTTTATTGGGGTTCTTAGATGCTCTTGGGGTCAGTCTTGACCCTGCGATTATCTGGAACGCCATTCCATGGTCCTTTATAGTCGACTGGCTCATAAGCGTAAGCAAATGGCTAGGCGACCGTAAGGTGCTTAACTTGGGACCTGTGATTAACATGTCTCAGTACTTGTGGAGCTGGAAGATGCAGCGTACGATACGAAGTTCCTTTCGGAGCTATCAAGTCGGTAACTGCCCTTCCGTGCAACGCACGTATCTCCCGGATCTCAACGAGGTGGCCTATCGCCGCCAAGTTGGTTTGCCGGGTCGCAGCTCGTTTGAAACGAGCGGGTTGAATTCTAACGAATTCAGCTTGGGTGTCGCCCTCGCAATTACGCGTCGGAAACGCCCTACCCTTAACCGTGGCAGATAACTGCCACATCACTGGTAATAAAAATACTAGTGAAACTCCTACTGTGTAGGATTCGAAAGTTAATATGGCTCTGCCAACTAACCTCGTCACTAACGAAGTAAAGAACAGTTCAGGAACTGAAGTCGAGTTCGCAAGAATTGGACCAAGTCCAACGAACCCAAACAGCCTTCGTTTCGCTTTTGTAAGCGAAGCACCGGCTTATCCTCAGCGCATCCTCTTCTCTCACCAAGAAATTGGCGACGGCTTAAAACGCCGCCGGAGAAGTCTTATGCGCGTCGACTATTCCCTTCTTGGGATGATCGACGCTACCAGCATTGAGAAGGTGTCTGCACAATTGGTTTTGGATTCCCCTGTTGGGAATCTGACCTCTAATGCGACACCGACTAATGTGTTGGCGTATTTGATGTCGTTGTTAGCCTCGCAAGGGGCTAGTACAACTATCTTATACGATGGCACCGGATATGGGGCCGCGGCGCTTTTGAGCGGTACTCTTTAGTACTGCTTTTGCGCTGTTGTTCTGAGAGGTAACTCTCATTCTGATTAACATCAGGATCGTCGTTAGGTCGAGTAGGATTGGCGGGGCTCTAGGAGTTATTCCTTATGGATAACAATAAGAGCCTAGATAAGTTAGTAAAACTCATCGCCGCCGTCCTGCTCGACGCTCACGCGTCGTATGGGACGGTATTCAACACTCGTGCTCTGCGATTGACTACTAATGTAGTTGAACGCCGGGTACGTATGGAAGGAATTGGTTTTCTAACGAAAACCTTACCGACTCTGGGTAAGCACCTTGATCAGGTGCTTAGCGGAGGTATCAAAATGAACCCTGCTTCTATTGGCTTCGCGGCCATTAGAGGCACCAAACTCCCGAGATTTCTCGGTGAGTTCTTCACAATGATATTTTCCCCAGAGGGAGATATCCTACCTAACCCCGACGCAACATGCGTTGCAGTAATACGGAGGATTACATATTTATTTTATAAATATGAGATCGCGTATTCCGAAGAACAAGAACACGATGTCATCCAAGCGTTTAAAAATGCTGAAGATGATATCGCTACTACAGCAGTTAAGATTGCAGAAATGCAATCTGCTGCTGATCGTTATAGTGGCACTCGTCGTATTTCAAAGGGACAATGGGAAAGCTTTAGAAGAGCTAATCCATTGCCTACTGAAATATCTTCTTGTGCCGTTATACGTGAGGCGCGAATCCTCTTATCAAGGTTGTTCGCGAAGTTCGACCCTACAGATATTGTGCCGAGACATGGTCCTGGAGCAGTTGCTACAAAGCAACGCCTTTGGGAAAAGTTTCGATTCACTAATATCAGTGGTCGTATCACACAACGTTACCCCGCCGATGCGTATTTTTACGCATCCCTCGGTCATGTTTGTGATCGTCAAGCAGAATTCAATTCTGTTACTGATACAAGTCTTCCGGCGCGAGTTTTGCTTGTGCCGAAGGACTCTCGTGGCCCGCGACTGATCTCCTGCGAACCCGTTGATTTTCAATGGATTCAGCAGGGACTGCATCGGGCTATAGTAGACCTAGTGGAGAAACACCCTCTAACGAGGTTTAATGTTTTCTTCACAGATCAGGGTCCGAATCGTAGGGGGGCCTTATTAGGGTCTTCCACGAAACGGTATGCGACGCTTGACTTGAAAGAGGCAAGCGATCGTGTTTCACTTGGTCTAGTTCGCCTACTCTTCCCGAGTACTCTTTGCGAGTACCTCGAGTCGTGTAGAAGTTCATCGACTGTGTTGCCGTCTGGCGAGGAATTACAGCTCGGTAAGTTTGCCCCGATGGGATCAGCTTTATGCTTTCCCATTATGGCTTTAACTATCTGGGCCATCCTCACCGCGGTTTCACCCAACGCGTCCACTCGAGAGAGTGTACTAGTGTATGGTGATGACGTTATTGTACCAACCGATTTTTCGGTGAGCGCAATAACCTGGCTCGAACACTATGGTCTTAAGATCAATAGAAATAAGAGCTGTGTCCAAGGATTCTTCCGAGAGTCCTGTGGCATGGATGCCTTTAAAGGCATCGATGTTACTCCGGTTCGATTAAGAACTGTTTGGAATGAGTCACCTCGCCCTGACGTCTATACTAGTTGGATTAGCTACGCTAATTCATTCTATGATAGGCGGTGCTACAACACCTACGATTTAATCGTAGGGTGGTTGTCCCGTGTTTACGGTCCAATCCCAGGAGAGGACATGAATCTTTCATGTCCAACCCTTCGCGTAGCACTTGCTGGTGAGAAGCATTTCAAGCGCCGCTGGAACAAAGACCTTCAGAAGGTCCAGTTCAAAGTGCGTGTTGAGACGTCCCCTAAGGTTACTAAAGTGATA